GGGGCCACGCCGAGCTCGCTCCGCGGCCGGCAAGCCCGATGGGGCGGAGTAGCTCAGGTGGTTAGAGCAGCGGAATCATAATCCGCGTGTCGGGGGTTCAAGTCCCTCCTCCGCTACCATCCTTTTCCTATATATTTCAGCATATTAGGGATTGGATGGGATTGGCGAAGCGCCAAATCGGTGTTGCATTTCCGTTGCGGCATATACCGCTGTTTTTCGCGCTTTTTCTTTGTGTTCCGGCGTCTCCATGCAACATGGATGCAGCATGGCGCTAGGCGGCTGCCACCGTCATAAGGTCCAATCCCTCGCGACGGCCAAGTTCCTTCACCTCTTGAATGTCGTGCGACCGCCCGCCGTATATCACGCGGTCGGTTGCTTGAATGTCTGCGATCCAGCGGAGGCGGAACAGCACCCGCACCACGGCTTGCACGGTTTCAGCGGCCAGAAACTCGCGCCCGCTTTGTTGCGTCACTTGCGCCGATACGGTCGCCAGATCGGTCCAGGTTTCGATTTCCTCGCCGTAGGGGTCTTGGATAACGGTCTTGCGCTGGATGGTGACGCGCCGGTCCAATGCGCCCGCTCTCATGTCGCAAGGCTCCGGTAGGGCGAGGTGAGCCACTGGACGCCATGCGGAACGGTCGTCGCAATCTTGCCCACGGTCACGGCCTCGCGATTGTCAAACCAGTCTGCCACCAGCATCAGCACAGCCAGCTTTAATCGCTCGGGCGTCTCCCCAGTGCCGTCCCAGGCATCGGCAAGGCCGGTCACAGCCTCCGCTGCCGCCGCGATCAGGATAGCCAGCGTAGTGTCATCGTCGGTGCCATCTACGCGTAGAAAGGCTTTAACCTCATCAAGGGTTACAAGCTCAGGCATCAGGCGCTCCCGTGCCCGTGCGAGGGTTCCAGCCTTCCACCTGCCTTACCTCGTCAGCATCGAGCACGCCCGCGTCGAGCGCGATCTTATGGGCGTTCCAGCGGGTTTCAGGGTCGCCGCGCAGGAAGCCTGAAAGGTCCAATTCCAGTTCATAGGGCGAGCCGGAAGGGAACAGCGATCGAGAAAACTCCGCCTCGATCTTGCGCGCCCAGGGGGCGAGGCAGAACGTTGCAAACCAGCGGCCCGCCGTCTCGCTATTCGTGAACGTGTTGTGGGTGTAATCACCAATGATAGGCGGGGGCACCTGAAACAGCCGTGCAATTTCCTCTACGCCGAAACGCCGGGTTTCCAGCAGTTCGGCATCCTCAGGCGATATTTGCGCCACCTTCCATTGCAAACCGCCGTCAAGAATCAGGGCGCGACCGGAATTGGCAGCGCCAGCGTGCTTGGCTTGGAATTGTTCGCGTAGCGCCGCCCGCTGTTCCGCTGTCATGGTGCCGGGGTGCTCGATAACGCCTGAAGGGTTCGCGCCGTTCGCGAGGAACTGGCGCGCGTGCCGGTTGGCGAGATCCACGCCGGTTACAGTGTCCGCCGATCGGGAAAGGCGGGACACGCCGATTTTGCCGTCATTCGTGCGGTCGCGAAGGTGGATAGCTTCGCCTTCCAAAAGCCGCCGGGTGTTGCCCTTGCCGTCGCCCACGTCATAGCGCAGGCGTCCGCTTGGCAGTTCCTGCACCGTCACCATCCCCCAAGGGTGATAGATCAGGCCGGAAACTTGTCCGTTCCCGCTGCGCTCGATCTCCAGCAACCCGTTACCGGTCAAAAGCGTGTCGGCAACCAGGTGTTCGATGGTGTCGCACCACGTCATTCGCGGATTGCAGCCGTAGCGAATTAGGCGCGAAAGGGGGTGGGCCGGATGCTCCAGGCGATTGTCCCCCTCCCACCGGTAAACCCGCGCCGGAACGTAGGCGAGGGCGGTAGCGATCGAGGACGTGCAGGCGAGAACCGTCGAAAGGTTCTCAGCCGCCCGCGCCGACAGACCGGAATAGTAGCCTGTCATGGGGGCAAGCGCTTGCCAGCTCGGATCGAGCGGCGATGTATCGGAACGCCGCTCAAAGCCCGCCAGAGCCGCCAGACGGTTCATCAGGCCCATTGCCGCACCTTTGCTAGTCTGAGCGCCCTTGCGCGTCTGTGTGCCCCCTCACGGCGCTTAAGCGAGCGCAGGGCGATCTCAGTGCCTTCGTAGGCAGGCCAAGCGCTAACCACGCTGATTTCGCGAAGGTCGATCGAGCGAAGGGTGCGGGTCTTGCCGTCCCATTCCTCGCCTCCCTCGGGCACGAGAAACCCGAAGCTCATTCCGCCCAGGTCGCCACGCTCTGCCAGCGCTAGCACGTCTCGGCCAGCAGCGGTGTCGGGAACGTCAAGCGAGAATGCCAGGCCCTTGTCGTCCTCGCGAAGCTCCAGTGTGCCGGTTCGCGTGCGGCCCAGCACCTTGCCGGCATCGTGGTCCAGCAGGGCGAGAATGTCGGCTGAAAGCGCGTTCCGAAAAGCGCCGGGGGCGATGCGCTCCCGGAACGCGCCCAAATCCGCCGTAGAGGCGAACGTGGCGGCGTATCCTTCCAACCTGCGCCCATTACTGCGCAGATTGGTGGCGAAACGCCGCTCAAGGGTAGCCGCCAAGGTCATTAGCCGTTCACGCCGGTTGCCGACACGAACGAGGCAGGACGACGCACGCCGAAGTCCACCGACGCCATCGCGCGAACGAGGATATTGCCCTTCGAATAGGCCGATTCCGCGAACGGATTTACGAGGATGTCGAGCTGCGACCAGATACCGATCAGCAGGTCGCTCCAGTCGCCATAGACCAGCCCCTGGTCGTCGCCGTCGCCAAGGTCGCCCGGTGCCTGGTTCGTGAAATAGGCGCTTTCGCCGTGGAAGGTTTCGGCAACAGTGATCGGGTGCCCATCCGCGTCACGCAGCTTCATCGCCGCAGCGCGCACACCGTTGGTCGAGAGAAAGGCCCGGCTATCACCGACATTCGCCACGTCCGCAGCCGCGATCATGTCCGCCGTGGTCGTGAAAAGATCGGTGTCGAACGGCACAGTGGGCACGTTCGGATCATTGATGAGCCCCAGGGGTTCGGCACCCGTGCCGCTGCCAGCGATAGCCGCGCGGTCGATTTCCAGCGCCACGTTCCGGCTCAACATGCTGCGCACCAGTCCCTCTACCTGGGGCGAGGACTGTTGCAGCAACTGCCGCGAAAGCTCGGTAATGACGCCCACGTGATGCGGCGTCAGGGTGAGAGAGTCGAACGTTGCACTGCCGGTCGGGAGGGCTTCGTCCTCGTTCACCCATCCCACGTTCGGGCTGCCGGTTTCGCGCGGGATAACCACGTCGCCGGTCAGGCCGGTAAGCGTGGTGGCACCCAGGCGAGAAACGATCGCGGTGTTCGTTAGAGCCGAAACGAAAAGATCGGGCCGGAACGATTCAGGCGCGACAGCCGACGCCGTGGCGGTCGTCATGGCAGCGCGCTTTTCGAACAGTTCGGTTGCGACATAGACGCCCTTCGCGGGGCCACCGGCACGCTCGGCAAGCATTGCCTGCTCACGTTCGATCTTGGCGCGATCCTTCACCGCCATGCCAGCACCGTAGCGCAGCGTTTCGATCAGGTTCTGATTGCGCAGCTCGGCAAATTCATCGCCATCGCGCGTGGTGAGCGGGGTTCCGGTTTCGGTGCGATCGGCTGCGTCGATCTTGCGCTGGCGATCCAGCTTGGCGTCAAGGCTTCGCAGTTCGGCTTCCGCAGCTTCGAAAGCGGTATTGTCGTCTTTTTCGTGGGCGGTGTTCATGCGGTCCACAATGGCCGCACGCTGTTCCATCAGGTCAGCGTATTTCATTCTATAATCCTCTATCGGGATGGGCGTCCCCACCACTGAGATTGCCGACGCTTCACAGCGTGGGCGGTTGGCCCCCCATCCGGATTAGGCCCCGGTTCTCGTCAGTGCCTAGCGCGGCGGACAAAAGCCAAGGGGGTGGCATAATCCCCCATACACTGTATTGCCGTATTAGTCAAGTGAAGCGCTTGATTTGTTCGTGCTTTGTCCGCAATTCTGCTATTCGCGTCGAAAGCCAGGTTGAAAGGATTGTTAGCCATGTTCGAAGTCGGACGGACCTACACGATTGTCACTCAAAATCATGAAGGCGAATCCTCTATATCCGCTGAGGTTCTCGAATATGAGTATCCGATGCTAAAGTTGGACCGTGTGGGCAATTACGAGATCTTGAATGTGACGAGCCCCGCGTTCGTGCGTGCCAAACCTAACGATAAGAAAGCGCGAGAAGACGAGGATAAGGCTCATAAAGAGTTTATTGACAGTATTTCGATCACGAAGCCCGCAGACGACTAAACCCATTCAAGCCCGCTGCCCTCATAGGCAGCGGGTTTTTCCTCGCCCTTCGCGGCGATACCGCAGGCCATGATAAGGGCTGCCATGCCGTCGATACGGTCGATCGAGCGCGCCTTGTTCGGCTTACGGTTGCCCGCCTGGTCGGTGTCGAAAATGAGGTTCGAGGCATTCCAACGCAGCACCGGGTGCATCCCGTGTTTCAGCTCCGCTTCCAGCAACAGCATTTCGAAGGCGTCGATCGCGGGTGCCATCGAGACGAAACCCTGCCCCCACGGTTCCAGCGGTAGCGAGACGCCTTCGCCATCGAGAATGACGGTTAAGTCCTCTATCGCGTGGCGGTCGTAAGCAATGGCGCGAACGTCGAAGGCTGAGGCGATCTCTGCCAACCGGTGCGCAATATACCGCTTGTCGATCGCCTTGCCGGGGGTCGCCTCAATGAAACCCTGCTTTGCCCAGGTGCGATAGGGCACCCGGTCCACTTCCTCTTTCAGGTCGATACCGGCTTTCGGGCACCAGAAATAGGGCAGCACCGCCCCGCTTTCGGGGAAGTAGAGCACCAGCGCCGATAGGTCGCGCGTGCTGGATAGGTCGAGACCTGCGTAGCACCGCTGCCCGCGAAGCTCACTGAGGGGCACCGCCTCGCCGCAAGCGTCCCATTCCTTCGGGTTGATCGCCTTAGGCTCGGCATCCACGCGCATATTGCAATGCAGGTTGAGAAACGCGGGTTCGAATGTCGGCATCCGCTGCGCCCGCTCAGCTTCATTGGCAATCTGTTCCGCCGATACGAAAACCCCGATCGCAGGGTTTGCCAGCGGCCAGTTTTCGGGATCGTAAGGGTCTGCATCCTCAGGCACTGCGTAGAGCACGCCATGAAAGGAAGCGTCCTCTATCTCGCCTGAATTGACGCGCTCGGCATAGTCCACCAGCTCGGACATAAGGTTTTCAGGGTGCGGGGATTGCGTGCCGATCGCCAACAATAGCGGCTCTTTCCGCTTGCCCATTGAGGTTCGCAGAACGTCGAACAGCTCGCGCTTTTTCCATTGCGCCAGCTCATCGCAGACAATGAAACTAGAGGCTGTGCCATGCACCGCCTTGCCGTCACTGGCCAGGGCGCGATATTTGCTGCCCGTCTCCGCGTCCTCAATGATCTTGTAGAAGCGCTGGACGTTCAACCGTTCTGCCATCCACGGGGTAGCCAGGATAATCGCTTCCATCTCGGCAAAGATCAGTCCCGCTTGTTCTTTCGTGGCAGCCGCCGAATAGCATTCGCCCCGTTGCTCGGCTTCCGGGCCGCACAGGTGGCACAGGGTTAGCAGGGCAGCGAGCACGGTCTTTCCCTGCCCACGCGCCACCGACATTAGGCCGGTTCGCACACGCCGGTTGCCGTCGCCATCCACGGCATAGACGGCCTCGATCCATTCGCGCTGGAACGGTAGCAGTTTGACATTTTCGCCCGCGCCGTAGCCTTTCGTGATCGGTAGGCTTTCAATGAACGCGATAACCCGCTCGGCACGGCTCAGACCGTCCACCTCCCACGGGAATTGTTCCGCAGTTTGCGCGACAGTTGCAGCCGCCCGCTGGCGCGATGCACCCGGTCCTCTAGCGCCCATTTCGGTTGCCCTTTGAAACTAACTCAATTTTGTGGTTCCGCGGCGGTCCTTTTGGCCCAGCCCTGAGCGATTTCGTGTGGTTGACAATCGCGCAGCCACGCGCGCAATTGGGTTCATGCGCAAACTTCTCATTGTTTGCTTGCTTCTCGCAGGCTGTAGTTCGACCGGCATGCTCAACCAAAGCGCCTTTACGACGCGGGTTTCCGACAAGACTATCGAGCAAGTAGTCGATTGCTTGACGAGCCGAACGCCCAACCAGTATCATTTGAAAATCCAAGACGCATCGCCTGGAACTGCCGTCACTTGGAGCACTGACATATTTCCGGTTTGGTCTTTTTTGGTCAGAGAGCATCCCTCAGGCTCCATTACCGAGTTTAGGCGAGCGAGCGCGGCTTATGGTTCTGGACCGGACATTTTGGACACTTGTTTCTGATATCGATTGCCACGGATGGTTCTGGTCGAGCGGGTTGCCGTCCGCATCACAGCCCCGGCGTGGCTTTTTCGATCGCACCGCTCCCGCTTCCGCGCCGCGCGCCGTCTTGGCCGAATGGCAGGACGGGCACAGCGCACGCAGTCCATTGAGGTTGGGGAAGGGTGGTCCCCCGTCGCTGATAGCGTGGACGTGATCGACATGGCTTGCCGGTGTGTGTCTGCCGATGGTGCTACAGTCTTCGCATAGGGGCGAGGCCGATAGCTTCACCTTTCGCAGGCGCTGCCATTGTGCGGTCGAGTAGGGCCATTCAGCCATCGTCTGTTTCCGGTCCTATCACTGCGATAATGTTGAACCGCTTCACGGCTGCCACGATCGCCTTGCGCTGCGAGCGGGACGTTCCCTTGCAGAACAAAGCCGCCTCGATCTCGCGCGACTGCATCGGACGGCTGACAGCATCAAGGGCGATCAGCGCGCCCCGCCGTTCATCGGGTGACATTGCCTCAATCCTGGCCACCAGGTCGGACGGGTCGGGTTGCTTCCAATGGTGGTCGAGTTCGGTCTGCATGTCGTCCGTCTCCTATGCTGCCAGTGCCTTGGCCAGCCGGTCGCGGTGCCGGTCTGGCAGGTTCCTGCCGTTCACGAATTTGCTGAGGGTGCCGCCGGGTATGTCGAGCGTGTCGGCAAGGCGCGATTGTTCGCCCGGTTCGCTCGCTTCCAGGTGATCCATGAGGCGCTGGCGCAGTTCGGCCAATTTTGCCCCCGATGTAGGATTGGCTTGTTTCCGTCCCGATGTTTCAGGCTCGGCTCTGCCATCCCCCTGGTAACCTATTTGTGGTCCAATATTTGACCCACCCGGAAAACTGGAAACGTCGCTTGTTTCCGCCTCGGCACTGGCAGAAATTGAGCCACCACTGGCGGGTGTTTCCATACAAGTGTCAGAATTTGAGCCGGATGGTGTCAGATTTTGAGCCTGAGAATTTCCATGTTTCCACTTTTCGAAGTCGCGCGTCGGTGCAGCGGGTTTGCCGCCAGGCCATGCAACCCAGGTCAAGCGGTAGGTTGCCGCCAGCAGGTTATTCCGATTGAACGCGCCCGGTTTCGTCTGTGCGATGAATCCTTTCTCGATTAGCTCGGCAAGGCACCGCTTCACGGTATTGCGGGAAAGACCGGTCGCCTTCGCGCCGGTCCTCTCGCTGAAATACAGCTCCCCGTTGCTGCTCCCGTCATCGAACCGGGCGAGCGCGATCAGCACCTTCACGGCATTGCCGGAAAGGGCCAACCACGCATCGCACCCGGTTATTGAGTGATAGAGCCGCAGGTGGCGCGGCTCTTTCTTTCGCCGGAACTTGTCGGCCATGCTGCCTACACACCCTCGTCCGGTTCGCGTCCGTCGTGCTGACAGCCGCCCGGATCGGCGATCGGGCATCCTGCGCCACCCGCGAGATCATAGGCGAACAAAGTGTTTACGCCGTCCTCGTCATGGACGCCCCCCGGATCGGAAATCTCGCAACCGGGGCCGTTGGCCCGCACCGGTCGGCCGATATCGTCACAGCGGGAAATTTCATCCTCGCTGCATTCGCCTTCCAGGTCAGGGTCACCATCGGCCAGATCAAGGCGCTCGATCAGACGCGGAGTGAAGCGAGAACCGATGCGAAAGACGGTTGCCATTGCTTCCGTCAGTTCCTCAAGCTCGTGGCGCGGAATCAGAATGCCGCTGTTATGATGCAGGACACTAGCCATCCTGCGCCTCCATCATTCGAAGCCAGCGCAGCCTGTTTCGCATTTCAGCATTCGCTTGAAGGCGAGGGCGATAGGGGCTAGAGAGAGCTTCGAAGTTACCAGCTTCAACCGAAGCCCTCTGAGCCATGCTCAGGGGGTTTTTGTTTTCCATGTCATGCCGCCTCCGAACGGAAAGCCGCGTCCAGCTCCGACTTGCGAAAGTAGAGCTTCCGGCCCTTGCGGATCACAGGCAGCAAGCCCTTGTCCGCCATGTTGTAAACCGCGCGGGGCGTCTCCCCGATGTATTCGGCGGCGGCCTTTGCACCGCTCAAGAGGTCATTACTCAGCATTTCAGTTTTCTCCGTTAAGACCAAGACTAATCCTCGTCTTCCTAGACATTCCCTGCGTTCCATGCAAGAGGTAATTGCAAATGTCGTCTTCCGATCTCAAGCCAGTCGAGCTGGCGTATGCCGATATAGAGCGCGTCCTCGCGCGCCTGAACCGAATCGCGGATGATAAGCGCACCGCCTTTAAGGCGAGATTGAAGCACCTTCAGCGGCTCGGCTTCCCGACCGGGGCGAATACCGGCACCGGGAAGCGGGCGGTCTACAACGCCGATATGCTGTTCCAGCTCGTCATGGCGGTGGAACTGATACAGTGCGGCTTGCCACCCAAGCTCATTGTCACGGTGTTAAACGACAACTGGCAGGAAACGCAGCACGGCTTGCTGTTTGCGATGGTGTCGGATGAACTTTTCGAGAGATTGGCCCCGTTCCTCGAATCGCCGGATTTGGCTTGGATCATCCAACCGGAAGCCTTGCGAGAACTGTCTACGGAAGGGGTGGGCGAGTTCGACTATAAAGAAGCGGTTTCGATCAAGCCGGTTTCGGAGCTGTCCGATTATTTCGTGAAGCAGCGCGAATGGGGGATCGTGGTGGGGGAAGGCCACCGACATATCGTGGTGCACCTCAGGGAACTTGCGGTTCGTCTGTTCCAAGAACTCAATGCGGTGCGCCCGGATATTGCGGGAAGCGATGTAGTCTATGAGTTCCTGGCGCGATTCGAGCATCATCAAGAGCAGATGCGGGAATTGTTCGCGCTAATCGACGAGACGCTTACCAGGCCCGCATCAGAACCGGAGCCACCTTCTAAAACAAGGTCGAAATCGCGTGAGGCAACGCTCTTTGAGCGGATGGCTGACCTCTTGAAAGATGGCGGCGGGAGTTCTGCTAACGATCAAGCAGCACGGGACGAGGTGAAACGTGGCGATACGTAAGCGCCAGTGGACAGCCCCGGACGGCACGCTGAAACAAGCATGGCTTGTCGATTACCGCGACCAGGCCGGAAAGCGCCGGTCAAAGCAGTTCGCCCGCAAGAAAGAGGCGGAAGCCTATGCCGATCAGGCGAGGCAAGAGGTGCGGCAGGGCAAGCATACCCATGACCGTGATAGCGTCACGGTCGCGATAGCCGCCGATATGTGGATAAGCGCAGGCGAGGCGGAAGGGCTAGAGCGCAGCACGATCAAGCGATACCGGGAGCTAGCCCGCGTCCATATCGTCCCAAAGTTCGGCGCGCTTAAGTTATCGGCGTTGACCACCGCTCAGGTTCAAGAATGGCGGCAAGAGCTTTTGCTGTCTCAATCCCGTTCGATGGCGAACAAGATCATTCGCGCGTTATCGGCCATCCTGTCCAACGCAATGTCGATCGGTGCCGTCGCACAGAACGTTGCTGCCGGGGTTAAGGTGGGGAGGCTAAAGCGTGAAGCGGAAAAGATCGTGCCGCCCGATCGGTCGGACCTGAAAAAGCTGATTAAGGCCGCGTCCGATACGGAACGCCCATTGATCCTAACGGCCATTACAACCGGCCTGCGGTCGTCCGAATTGCGGGGGCTCCGATGGCAGGACATTGACCTTGACGCTGGAACGGTAACGGTCTGTCAGCGCGCCGATCAATGGGGCGAGCTAGGCCCGCCGAAAAGTGAGGCTGGCAGGCGCACGATACCTATTCCGCCCGAACTGGTCGCAGAATTGAAACGGTGGAAACTGCGGTGCAAACCGTCCGCGCTCGGCTTGGCCTTTCCCAGCGCAACCGGGACGCCCCAACGACACAACAATCTGCTCCGACGAATGTATTTTCCGTTGCAGGTGAGGGCAGGGCTAGGGGTGCCCAAGCTGGACAAGGCAGGCAAGCCGCAGGTGGATAGCGAGGGCGAGCCGATCCTTACCGGCAAATATAGCTTTCACGCCTTGCGCCATGCGGCCGCGTCATCTTGGATCGAAAGTCGCATCGACCTGAAGCGTTTGCAGGTATGGATCGGACATGAGAACATTCAGCTTACGCTAGACACTTATGGGCACTTGCTCGCCGACCAGGAGCGAGACGCGGAGTTGGCGCTGCAAGCTAGTCGGGATCTATTCGGAGGATGAAATGTGGACGCTGCTATTGCTCACCGTCGTGGCTATAGCGCTGTGCGGTTACGGCCTCGTGCAGTTGTTCTTTATCCAGTATTCCGAATCCGATCAGAGAACGAACGAGATCGTGACGAACCTGCATGATCTCGGGGGCGTCGTTTGTTTCGTGGGCGGGTTTCTGGCGCTCTGCATACTCTGGAACTAAGCCTCTCGGCGTCAGTCTCGATGCAACATGAATGCAGCATGGAGCGGGAAAGCCGCAGAAAACCGTGCTATAGAAGCGGAATCATAATCCGCGTGTCGGGGGTTCGAGTCCCTCCTCCGCTACCATTCTCGTCGAATCGTGATCGGTTTCTGGCCCTGCCGCGCGTCTGGCGTCGTCCTCGTGGGCTTTCAGCCATGTTCCGCCTTCCAGGCGCCCATCGATCCGAGATAGACGTCGAGCCGGTCGAAACCGTGCGCATCGAGCCATCCCGCTGCGACGGTTGCGCGCATCCCGCTTGCGCACATCAGCGTGTAGTGCCGGGCGGGGTCGAGGTCTTTCCGCCTCTCGTTGAGCTGGCCGACATAGATATGCTGCGAGCCCTCGATCGCCGCCGACTGCCGTTCGTCCGCGTCGCGCACGTCGAGCAGGGTCCAGCCGTCGCGGCCCGCCGCCAGGCGGCGTTCCACTTCGGCGGTGCCGATCATCGGGATCGAGCGCATGGCCTTGCCCGAGGCTGCCGCGGGAACGACGCCGACGTAGCCGCCGACGACATCGTCGAGCGCGATCCGGACGAGGTGCTCCATCGCCGCCGCCAGCTGGCCCTGCGACGACGCCGCGAGCGCGATCGTGTCGTCTTCGCCGATGAACCAGCCCGCGAAGGCCGGGATCATGTCCACGGGCAGGTTGATCGTCCCCGGCAGGTGGCCCGCGGCATAGGCCAGCGGCTCGCGAATATCGACGATCTTGTCGGCGCCGCAGGACGACAGCTGGTCGAGGGTCATCGGCTGCGGCGCGATTACGCGCGGCGCCGGGTCGCCGCCCACCAGGTTCAACCGTTCCATCAGGCGGAAATAGGGTGGCTGGTAGTGGTTCTCGCCCACCTTGCGGTCGATGAATTCCTCGCGATCGGCGATCTGGAGCATCGGGTTGTTGCGACGCTCGTGGCCCAGGGTCGAAAACTCGCGATCGGCCATGGCCGAGCCGCAGACCGATCCTGCGGCATGCGCGGGATAGACGATCGCCTGGTCGCCCAAATCGCAGATCTTGCGGAGCGAATCGAACAGGAGGCCGGCGACTTCGCGCTTGCGGTCTGGATAGAAATCGGTCCGACCGACCTCGCCCACGAACAGCGCATCGCCGGTGAATACGCCGACGGCGGTTTCGGGATATTCGCGGTCGAAGATCGCATAGGCGAGATGGTCGAACGTGTGCCCCGGTGTTTCGAGGACGCGGATTTCGAGCTGCCCGATCGCATGGCAATCGCCCTCTCGCGTCGTCTTCGCGTAGACGACCTCTCCGTCGGCGTTCGGGCCGTGAAACACCTCGGCCCCGGTCATCGCGGCGAGATGGGGCGCACCGGAAACGAAGTCCTCGTTGC